CGATGGCCGCGCTCTCGCAGGACGAGGAAGCAGCCCCGTCGGGGCGGGCGATGGCCGGCGACGTGGTGCGCAAGTTCCACCAGGGGGGCGACCCGACGACGATCAACGTGGCCAACGCCCCGGGCGGGGTGGCCGTGGCGGGCAACGGGGCGCAGACCGCGCTCGCGTTGCCCAAGCCGCCGAGCGAGCAAGACCTGCCCGCCCCGGTCGTGCACAAGCTGGCCCGCCTGCTGCTCACGAACGAGCCGGGGGGCACGGCCGCGCCGAGCGCGGAGGACGACGATGACGACGACGACGGAACCTTCGGCCGTTGACCCGGAGGTCGAGCAGGCGCTCGCCCGCTGGCGAGCCGACGCGCCGTTCGTGCCAGCGCGCAAGGTGCGCGTCTCGTCCGGCCTCGCCTCGTCGCTGCCCGCCGCCACCTACGCCATCTTGCGCCGGGCCGGGTTCGCCCGGGCCTGGATCGAGGTGACCGAGGGCAACGCCCGCACCGAGCGCACGAAGGTGGCGACCCTGACCGACGCGGGCGTGATCGCCTGGATCGGTGTGCACCGACAGATGAACGCGGCCAGCTCGGCCGCCTGACCCGGAGGACGATCTCATGTGCCAGTCGCACGCATCCCCCACGCCATCGCAGCCCGCCCCGGCGCGCCGAACGTCGTGGACCAACGCGGCCACGCTCGTCGTGGCCGTCTACGCCGTGGTGCAGTTCGCCGCATGGGTGGTCGCCCGACGCGGTGGGTGCGACACCGCGCGGCCGGCCCCAGCGGTCGGCCTGGCCGGCGCCATCCCGACCACGACGCCTCCGCCGTTCGACCCGCCCGACGCCTGCGCGGCGGTGTACGACCGCTGCGCGCAGGTGTCGGAGGCCGAGGCCATGCCGGCCATGATCTGCGCCCGCATCGGGGTCCGGGCCTACGAAGAGACCGGCTCGGCCAGGACGCCGCTGCCCGGGCACTGCGAGGCCGCCGGGCGCGCGCTCGACCTGTACGCCGCCGGCGGCCCGGCCGCGCTGCGGGGCGGGGGGTGGCGGTGGTGAGCGCGCGCGTGCAGCCCTTGAGCCCGGGCGAGCTCTTCAAGGGCCTCGACGAGTCGGAGGTCGAGCGCGCCGTGGCCGCCATCAACGACGCGCTCGTGGAAGCCGCGCGCCACAAGGACCCGGGCGTGCTGCGCATCGACCGGAGGTTCCGCGCGGGCGTGTCCTTCGAGGACCCGCGCGTCGTCGAAGCTGCCATCGAGCGGTTCAAGGCGATGGGGTGGACGGTGACCGAGGGCAGCAACGGCGTCCACGGTGACGTGTGGTGGGACTTCACGCCGGTCGCGGGTGCGATGGGCCGGGGAAGGCCATGAACGGCGGCCGCATCACGAGCGCGCCCGCGTTGCCTGCCGGGCAGCCGGTCCCCCGCGTGGGGCCTCCTGCGCCGACGCGACCGCCGGCCTCGACGCTGCCGTGGGAGCCCGGCACGTTGACCGTCGGGCTGGGTGCGGAGGTGCGGCAGTTCACGTTCGGCACGCGCAGCCTGGAGGGCGCGCAGCGCCTCGTGGTCGTGACCGATCCGGCCATGCCCAAGGACGAGGTACACCTGCGGCAGGTCGACGGCTCGTTCCTGCGCCTGATCAACGTGGGCAGCGGTGCACCGTGACCGCCGCCGCTACCCGTCCGGGGCCGACCGGCGCCGCGTCGCCGAGGCCGCGCGCCTCGTGCTCGGCTGGTTCATGCACGAGCCGGACGTGCGGGCCGTCGACGGTGCGGGCGGGGCGCGCGGCTACCTGGCGGTGCGGATCTCCGGCGTCCGGGCGCCGCGCCGCTTCCTCGTCTTCCTCGACCGCCTGCACCGGGGCCGGGGCTGGCACGAGCGCGAGGGCCGGTTCGTGGCCCTGCGCGCCCTGGAAGTGATGAGGGGGCGCGGGTGCTACCTGTCGAGCTCGCGGCCGTGGCCTTGAAGCTGACCTCGTGGGCGGCCGCGCTCGTGTTCTGCGCCGAGACGCGCGGCCTCGAGGACGCGCGCGGGCACGCCTTCGCCGACCGGGAGCGCGCGGCCATCGTCGAGCTGGCCAGGACGAGGACCCGCTACAGCGGGGCCAGCGTGCTCGTCGAGCTGACCCGCCCGGGCGCCTTCGCCGCGTCCGGCGTGTGCGGAGCCGCCCGGCTGCGCCGGTATCAGCAGCTCGCCGCCGACGTGCTGGCCGGCCGCCGGAAGGCCCCGGCCTGGGCGCGCCGGGCCACGCACTTCGCGGCCCCGCACGCGCTGCGCCGCGTGCTCAAGCCGTGGGGCCGGCGTGGCCTCGTCCCGATCCGGCGCACGGGCACGGTGCACACGTTCTTCGAGCCGAAGCGGCGGAAGGGGAGGCGATGAAGATGCCGGAGCGGATCGACTGGTACGAGATGGTCAGGGCCGCCGGGGTCGACCCTGACGCCTTCGAGATCGACACGCTCGGCACGCTCGACGTGCCGGAGCTCGGCCTCAAGTTCGGTGACGTGCACGTCGCCGTGTTCCCGGTCGAGGACGGCTACAGGGTGCATACGGCCGACTACCGCGACCTCAACCCGCCGGTGTCGTTCCCCGACCCGCAGCAGGCCGTGCAGGCCGCAGTCGACCTCGTCCGCGTTGTGGCCCGTCGCAGGTCGCAGAAGGCCGACGCTGACCTGCGGAAGCTGCGCGCGTGGGAGAACGGACCCGACCGCCTGCACGCCTACTTCGGCCTGAGCTATGCTTCCTGGCTCACGCTGCCGCGCGTGCTCATGGCCCGCATGCCCGACGACTGGCAGTACCGCATGGCCGATCTGCTGGCCGAGTGGGAAGACGCCTGGCCAGAGCAACCGGAGATCGGCACGCGCGTGATGGCGACGCGCGACGGCCGGCTCGTGCCGATGCCGCGCTTCCTCATCGACTACCGCCACCCGGACCTCGAGGCCATCGAACGCCTGCGCGGCCCCAAGACGCCGGAGGGGGAGTGATCCATGCCGCGCATCCCACAACCGCCACCGCCCGCCCCGCCCCGCCTGGACGGGGCGCAGCCGTCGCCACCTCCGCCGCCGCCGAAGGGGCCTGGGTGCGGTGGGGGCCTGATGCGGATCTCCGGCGTGGTGCTCACTCCGGGCGTCCCGACCACGGGCGGGGCGGTCTTCGCCCGTGAGGCGCTGGCGGCCGCGCTGCGCGACTACAACAACCGCGCGGGGGACGCTGGCGGGGAGGTGCGCGGCCCTGACGGGCAGGTGATCCCCGGCCTGCGGCTCTCGCTCGACCTCGACGCCGATGGCCGCCTGCGCGCCGTCATGTTGAACCGTGCCCACGGGACGGGGGGCGCGTGAAGTTCGACCAGTGGCTCTACTCGTCCGGGCCGCAGCCGCCGGCCGAGCTCGTGCAGCGCCTCGCCCGGGCCGCGTGCGACCTGACGCCGTTGGGCGAGTCGGGCGGCCTGCTCGTGCTCGTCCAGGGGCAGCGGCTCGTGGCCCTGCGCGGCAGCTCGCCGCGTCTCGTGCTGGCCTACTACAACAACCGATGGGCGGTCGTGGCCGCGCTCGGCGTGAACCGCTCGCGCTGGCAGGTCGAGCGCCTGCTCGACAACGTCGAGGCCGGCGTCGACGCCTTCCGGCGGGTGCTGCGCCTGATGGCGCTGGCCTGGAGATCCGAACCGACCGCCGGGCGCGCCCGGCCAGGAGCTACCCCATGACCACCCCTCGCCTGCGCGCCCTGCTGGCGCTGGCGTCGCTCGCGTCTATTGGCCTGCCGTCGGAGGCCCCGCCGCCCAGGCGACAGCCGCCGCGCGACCCGCCGGAACCGGCCACGCAAGAGGACTTCCACGCCCACCTCGAGGCCTGCGAGCGGTGCCGCACCCGGCCGTTCGATCTGTGCTCGGTGGGGGCCGACATCGCCGAGCGGGTGGGCCTGCCGGCCGTTGCTCCTGCGGACGTGGACGATCTGCGGCAGGCGATGCTCCGGCCGGACACCGTCAAGCCCGTCCCGCCCGGCGCGGTGCCGCAAGACCTCGACGTGGGCGCCTTCGACGCGGCCGGACGCCTGCTGCGCGCTGGCCTTGAGGCGGCGGCCGATGCTGGCGCCTTCGGACCGCCCGTCATCGAGCGGGCGATGGAGGCCGTCTTGCAGGCCGACGCGGCCGAGAAGTTCACGCGGAGGTTCACGCAGGACGCGCTGCACCGGGAGTCGCTTGACGACCACCTGCGGCGCATCGCCGACCGACTGCCCGACCTGCCGACCGTGGCGCAGATGAACGAGGCCGAGCGGGCGTGCCGCGACCTGCATGTGATGCGGCGCGCCCCCGGGCGATCCACGTTGAACGAGGCCGCGCAGGCCGACCGCAAGCGCAAGAACAAGGCCGCCAAGGCCGCGAGGAAGAGGAACCGCCGATGAGCACCGACGAGCCGACGCCGGCAGGGCTACCCGACGCCATGCTCTACGTCTTCGAGATCCCGCACGACATGCCGATGGTCGCCCAGGCACAGGTCAGGGCGCACGCGAAGGCCCTGACCGAGAAGTGGGCGCGCGACTGGCAAGGCCCCGGCCACCCGCCCGTTGCGATCTGCCCGCTGCCGGGCGTCAAGGTGCGCGCCGTGGTGCCACCGATCCCGGCCTCCGCCGACAACGTGGCCGGCCTGTGCGTGGCCAACGCCGAGCTCGGCCTCCTGCTGCTCGACCTGATGGCGCGGCACCAGCGCCTCGTGGCCGTGGCGAAGGCCGCACAAGCGGTGCAGGCGTTGCAGACGTTGGCCGACGCAGCCGTGCCGCGATGCCATCCGTTCGGCGTGACGGCCGAAGAGATCGAAGCGCGGCTCGCCGAGGCGCTGGCCGGCCTCAAGCCGGGCGACCTCGACGGCGCGCCGCGCGCGGCCAGGATGCAGCCGGGGAGCGAGGCCGTGGTCGGCCAGGCCGCCGCCGAGACCCTGGACGCGCTCGCGCCCGTCACCGGCTGCCCGTGTGAGGGCGAGGCCGACGATCCAGGGCCGCACGCCGAGGGCTGCGCTTGGCGCGACCCGGCGCACGGGGGGCCGCCCTTCGGTGAGCACCAGTCGGCGAGCCTGCGCTCGGATCTCTCGGCACTCCTGAACCGCTACAGCGTGGAGAACGGCAGCGACACGCCCGACTTCATCCTCGCCGCCCACCTGCTCGGTGCGCTCGAGCTGTTCGACCGCACCACGGCACGCCGGGAAGCGTGGTACGGGCGGCAGAAGCGCGCGACCGGCGGTTCGGGCGAGGTGCCGGAGCCGCCTTGCGAGACCTGCGGCGCGCCGATGGCGCTGGGGCACAAGACTTCCGTCCTGCGCTTCGAGTGGTGCTGTACCGAGTCTCCGATCACGCATCCGAGCCGACCCGCGCCGCCCGACCCGCGCATGACGGTGGATGCGGAGCCACCGGACGAGCTCGTCGAGGCCACCCGGCCGCCGGCCTGCCGACACCTGCAGGTCGAGTTCCCGAACGGGATGGACGAGAAGACGCTGGGCCGCTGCCTCGTCTGTGGCGATCCGGTTTCTGTCGTCACGCCCGGCGGCCGTCCTGTGGTCGCCGGTGACCGGCTCGTGCACGGTGTGGTCGACCGGGTCTTCATGGCCGTACCGGGGCCGCACGACCCGCCGCCGGAGGGCGAGCCATGCTGGTCTTGCGGCGGGGGGGACTGCACCATGCGATACCGAGCCGCCGTTCCGCAGTCGATGTGCCCGCACCTGCACACCACGCGCACCGCCGACGGCGCGGCGGAGGTCTGCACCGGCTGCGGCTGCGAGGTCACGCCGACGTGATCCAGCTCGTTCCCCGTCTGCGCCGCTTCGCGCACCTGCTCGTTGGGATCGTCTTCATGTTGCGGGGCGGACCGCCACATCAGGCCGTCACGGCCGGCCGCTACGTCGGTGTCATTCCGCTGCACACCGCGCTTGTGGCTTGCTCGTGCGGGTCCGTTTTTTACAGCGACGACAGCGATCTCGCGCTCGCTGGTCTGCAAGCCTTCGACGTGCCAGCACGACCGTCCGCTCGGCGTCGTCGGCGGACATGGTTGGAGCGCCGCAAGGCCCGTAACAAGCGCATCGTGATGCAGTGTCGCCGCATCAACGGCGAGATTCCCTATGGATGGCCAGGGCCGTCGCCAGGTTGGCGTGACTGGTTGCGCGATCTGCACGACCGAAAGCAGGGGCGAGATCGGTGAGCGGCGTTGCCTGGGTTGAGCTGTGCGCTGGCACGGCCGCCGTGGCGCACCGCCTCGTCGGTGGCGCCGATCACGACTCGGCGGTCACCTACCAGGGCGCGAAACGGCGCTACGCCACGGCCGTCCTGTCGGCGCTGGGCCTGCGCCCGGGGCAGGGCGCCGCCCGCGTCGTCCTGAACGATCCGGGGACGTGGGGCCGGGCCTGGCAGTCGCTCGTCGAGCCCGCGACGGTGCAGGAGGCCGTGCACCTGCTGCGGGCGTGGCATCGGGCCGGGGACGAGGGGCGCGCGCTCTTCGACCGCCTCGAGGACGCCGGGCAGCCCGCCGACGGCGCCGCTTGGCTGGCCGCCTTCCTGGCCCTGCAAGACGGCGCCTTCGGGGGCAAGCCGGTGATGGCGATCAGCTCCGGGGCGTGGAGCACGCCCGGCTATGCCCGCTCGGCGCGCCAGCTCGAGGGCGAGGGCACGAACGAGCCGCGTCACTTCAAGTGGCGCCTGAACCCGGCCGGGCTGGCCCGCCGGCTCTCGCGCGCGGGAACGGTGCGATGGCCGGCGTCGACCACGATCCTGCGGAAGAGCGCGGCCGAGCTCGACCCGGGCGAGATCGGGGTGGACGCGCGCACGTTCGTCTACATCGACCCGCCCTACGCGGGCACGACCGGCTACGGGCCGACCCTGAGCCGGGCCGAGGTGGTCGAGGTCGCCCGCCGCTTCGGCGCCGCCGGGGCGGTCGTGGCGATCTCCGAAGGCGAGCCCGTGGCCGAGCTGACCGGCGACGGCTGGCAGGTGGTCGACATCACCACCGCCCACCGGGGGCAGCCGCGCAGCTTCGCGAAGAGCCGGCGCGAGTTCCTGACCATGAACCGCCCGCCCCACGGCCGCCCGGCCGTGCAGCCGTCGCTCTTCGACCTCGACGAGGCCACCGCGTGCCCGGCCTGACCCCACGGCAGGCGGCCGTGCTCGCCGCCCTCGTGGCCGGGCTCGTGGCCCGGGGCCGGGCGCCCACCGCGCGCGAGGTCTGCGCCGTGCTCGGCCTGCGCTCGCCGGGGACCGTGGCCGCCCACTGCGCCGAGCTGCGGCGCAAGGGCTACCTGGGACCGGGCGGGGCCGTCCTGGCCGGCCCGGACGGTCTGCCGTTCGACCTGCGCGCCGCCGTCCTGGCCGGCGCGTCCACCCGCGATCTCGCCGCCCACCTGGCCGGCCGCCCGGACGCCGGGCCGCTCGCCGATGCCGTTCGTTCTCACCTCACCACGTAGGAGCCCCCGATGCCGTCGCTACTCCGCAAGGCCGCGCGCGCCCGCCAGCGCGCCGCCGCCACCAACGCCAGCAAGGCCAAGGCCGTGAAGTCGGCGGCCGATCAGGTCTGGCTTGCCCGCGTGCTCGACGCGGTCAAGCGGTTCCCGGCCTACGGCCCCGTCTACGTCAAGACGCTCGCCACGCTCGAGCGAATGGACGAGCTCGCCGAGGTCTTCGCCGCCGCCCGCGTGCGCCTCGAGGCGCTGGTCCGCACGGCCGGCCGGCCCATGACCACGCCGGAGCTGCGCGAGCACATGACCCCGGCGGAGCTGGCCGCCGTGGACGAGCACCGGCGCCTGCGCGACGAGCTGGAGGTCGCCCTGGGGATCAGCGAGCAGCCGGGCGTCACCTTCAAGCTCGACGGCGTCGAGCTCTCGATGCCCGCCGCTGGGGCGTGACGCCGGCCGACGCCGCGCAGCGGGCCATCGCCCACCTGTTGACCGTCCTGCCCGACCGTGCGGGCGGCTGGCAGGCCGAGCCCGTGCACAACGGCTGCGGCGCCCTGGTCAGCGAGGGCCAGCACGGCGAGATCCGCCTCGAGGTGGACGGCGCGGCCCGCATCGTGCGCCTCACGTTCGTGGCCCTCGAGGTCGGGGTCCTGCGCGTGGTGCGCCTGGCCATCGGCCCCGTGGAGGCCGGGCAGGGCTGGCCTGAGCGGCTGGCCGACGGGGCGGCTGCGTTCGTGCGGGGCGAGCCGGACACCACGATCCGGCACCGCCGGGCGCCGCCCCACGGGGCGCTCGACGAGATCCGGGTGCGCTGGGTCTGCCCGGCCTGCGCGGGGGGGACGTGGACACCCCTGGGCCTCGTCCTGCACCGCACCGGCGCCGTGGCGTGCGCGACGTGCAGCAGGCCCGCCACGGTCGAGCTGACCACGGCCGCGCAGCCCGTCCGGCTGCGCCTCGTCCCGGCCGCCCTGTGATCCGGCGCGCGCTCCTGCGGCTGCTCGTGGCCGCGCTGGCCGTAGCAGGTGTCGAGCACGCGCGCCGTTACGACGGCGTTACCCCGTTCCGCGCGCCGAGCGCACGCCAGGCTAACGAGCTGGAGGCGGCCCTCGACGAGATCCGGGCGCGCTTCCTCGACGACGACGGCGCGGGCGAGATCCTGACCCGGATCGGGCAGGCCAGCGACATCGAGCGCGCCCGCCTGGCCTCGTGGAAGCTGCGCCGCGAGGACGCGGAGGCCAGCGGCGTCGCCGCCCCCCTGGACGACACGACGAAGGCCCTGCTGGGCGGGGTCCACGAGCAGCTACAGCGCGACTCGCTGGCCTACTGGATGCGGCACGCGGCCGGGATGAAGGTCGGGCCGCATCACATCGAGTGGAGCGAGCTGCTGGTCGAGCACTCGCACCTCGCGCTCCTGGCCGCGCGAGGCCACGGCAAGAGTTCGTTCTGGTCCTATGCCTTCCCCCTGTGGCGCTCGTGGCGCGACCCGCACACGCTCGGCCTGCTGATCAGCAACACCGAGGGGCAGGTCTCGAGCCTGATGCGGCTGATCAAGGACGGCAAGAGCTTCACCGACGAGTACGGCGTCGAGTGGACCATGCCCCCGGCGGCGCAGCTTCCATGTCTCGCGCCGCTGATCCCGGCCTCGTGGGAGACGACGTGGACCACCGAGCGGATCTGGTTCGAGAACGGCTCGCAGTTCGTCGCCAAGACGTTCGGCAAGTCGTTTCGCGGCGCGCACGTCCAGTGGATCGTCGTGGACGATCCACTGCGCGACAACAGCCAATACAGCAGCGTAGAACGTAAGAAATCCAAGGACTTCCTGCACCGCACCGTCGCCAAGATGCTCCTGCCGGCGGCGTTCGCGCACCTCGTCGTGATCGGGACGCCGATGCACGGCGACGACCTGCACGCCGACCTAGCCGCGCTCTCCAAGCGGGCGGACGAACGGGGGCGCGAGCGCGGGGACTGGTTGCATCGGAAGTACCCGGGGCACCGGCGGACGAAGAGCGGCCGCGACGTGTACCTGTGGCCGGCGCTGCGCAACGAGAAGTGGCACCGGCGCGAGCGCGAGAGCAACGCGCTGGCCTACGTGCAGGAGGTCGAGCTGCGCCCGGTCTCCGACGAGACCTCGCTCTTCCCGCGCGAGCTCTTCTCGCGCCACCCCGAGACCCTGAACAGCCTGGCCCGGCTCAAGCCGACCCGGGCGGACATCGCCGCCGCCGGCTGGTCGGTCTACATGGGCGTCGACCTCGCGATCTCGGCCGAGGTCGGGGCCGACTTCACGGTGATCCTCGTGGTCGGCGTGGACGGGCACGGAAACCGCCACCTCATCGACCTCGTGCGCGGCAAGGGATGGTCGTTCGACGAGCAGTTGCAGCGGATCAAGGACGCGCACGCCAGCTACGGGGCCGACCTGATCTTCATCGAGTCGAATCAGATGCAGGTCTTGTTCGCGCAGCAGCTCGCGCGCCGCACCGATCTGCCCGTCCGTCCGTTCCGCACCGGCGAGGAAAAGCACACGCTGCGCCGGGGCGTGCCGTCGCTGCGGCCCTTGATCGAGAACGGCAAGTGGCGGTTCCCGCGCGGGGACGCGCTCTCGGTCGAGCTGACCGACATCCTGCTCGACGAGCTCAATGACTTCGGGTTCGTCGACGGCAAGGTGCAGGGCATCGGGAATCACGACGACTGCGTCATGGCCATGTGGATCGCCGATCAGGCCATCCGGGCCGGCGCCGAGTTCGGGTTCTCCGAGGGCGAGGACGACGATCCGGCCGCCGTGGCCCGGCGGAAGGAAGCCGAGCACCTGGCCGCGCTGGCGCAGGCCTCCGGGCCGCAGGACCAGCTCGCCGCGCTCGTCGAGGCCGACCGGGCGGCTGAGTCGGCGGCGCGCACGCAGCGGCGCGACGCGGTGGCCCCGCGCGTCAACGTGCACGCGGTCACCTGGCGCCACGCCTCGCTCATCCACCCCGACGGCGTCGAGGGGGTGCGCGAGGCCGCTGCCGAGCTACCGGCCGACCGAGCCGAGCAGGTGCAGGCCTGGAACGCGCTCTCGGTCGAGCCGCCCCGGGTGGTCGAGTGTGACCCGGCCTTCGGCCAGCTCGTGCTCACGCAGGGCATCGACATCACGCGCGCGATGCTGCGCGACCTGCTCGGCCTCTAGTCGTCGCAGCCGTTGAAGGCGGCCATGGCCTCGAAACTGGGCCACAAGGACGCCGGATCGGTGGTGATCGCCCGGGGGTCGCAGCGGCCGCGCGCGAGGGCCATGCGGAGGTTGAAGTTGCGCGGGCTGCCCTGCCCGCCTTCGACGAGCACGTACCCGGCGCAGGCGAACGGCTCCGCCTCCGGCGACTTGTGGCAGGCGAACATCGGCGCGAGGCCCTGCTCGCACGATCCGCGCAGGGCCTTGTACCGCGCTGGGGGGAAGCGCCCGGCCGGCTGGTCGCGGCGCCATGGGCACTCGTCGCAGCAGCGCGTCGGGTGCAGGAGCTTCACGCCCAGGCAGCGGTCGACGCGCGCGCTCACGGCTGGCCGTCCGGCACGCGCTTGAACGTCATGGTGAAGGCGACTGGCAGGATCTCGCCGAGCGGGGCCTCGAGCGGCACCAGATCGAGGTCGGCACGCATTTCGTTCACGGTGCGGAAGCCGACGGCGTGGCCGATGGGCTTCCCGTCCACGAGCACCGTGGCGCGCGCGCCGTGGACGCGCGGCCGGAACCGCTTGAGCATCCAGAAGTCGAGGCGGTCGCCGTCCACGTTGGTGACCGCGCCAGCGGCGCACCATCGCCGCCAGAAGCGGGGAGAGCGGATCTTCGAGGGGTTGGGCATGGGGCCTCCTGCGGGGGGTGGAGAAAGGATTTCTCCGCACCTTGACAGGTGCGGTCAGACGGCGACCGGGAACGGCTGCGCCTCCGGCAGTGCGGCCCTGGCGGCCTCGTCCAGGCCCCAGGCGTAGGCGAGGTTGCCCGGGTGAGGCATGCGCCGGAACGGCCCCTCGAGCAGGGCGCGCGAGACGTAGGCCTCGTCGGCCTCGCCCGGCAGGCGACGGGGCGCGCCCATGTCGAGCAGCGTGCGGTATGCGGCAGCGGCCCCGCGCTCGCCCTTGCGCAGCTTGGTCAGCGTCCGGCCGGACACCACGCGGCCGTCACGGGCCAGGACGAGCACGCGCGGCGAGCTGCGCCCGACGAACCGGCCGTTGAACGCCCGGTAGATGGTCCCGACGTGGCCCGGCTTGATCTCGTGGCCGCTCTCGCTCACGCGGGCGACCGGATCGCTGTAGCTGACCACGGCCCGCACGTCCGGCTTGGCCGCGCGCAGCAGACGGAAGGCCCGCGCGAGCATCCACGTCTCGGCGTTGGCCGGTTCCTCGTCGAGCAGGACGAAGCGGCCGAGCTCGACACCGGCGGCCGGGTCCTGGCCGGCGTGGCGGGTGACGCTCTTCGGCTGCATGGGGACCGAGAACACGGCCACGCCCACGAGGCCCGCGCCGGCCCGGTGGAGGCCCACCGAGAGCCGGGCGGCCGGGAAGGTGCCCGCGTAGTGGTGCTCGACCACGAAGGCCCGGGCGGCCGCTTCCTCGACCACCTCGACCGAGTACCGGCGCGGGTCGATGGGCTCACCGGCGGGGCGGTAGGAGGCGCGGCGGGCGCGCCACCGCTGGCAGGGGATCGGCAGGTCGAGCTGGGTCATCATCCGTGGTCGCTCCCGTGATTGCGGCCGCCGCACTGGCATTCGCAGTTGTGGCCGGTGGCGGAGGTGCACCGGCCGTCGCACTTCTTGCTCGCGTTGTACCGGCCGAGCACCGGCGCGAGTAGGACCCGGCGCGGGTTGCCGAGCGGATCGCGCTTGCCCGCCGCTGCGCAGGCCGGGCAGTTGACGAGCAGGCCGTGCGCCCACGAATTGCAGTGGGCGAGGCCGAGCGCGCCGCCGGGGAGCTGGAAGACGCAGCGCACGCCCCAGGAGTCCTTGCCCGCGTAGCCGCGCAGGGCACCGGAGACGCGCAGGCCGGCCCGGCATTCCTTGCAGCGTCCGACGACGTTGACCGGGGCGTCGGCGGCCGTGCCGTCGCCGAGCGAACCCTTGGCGAGAACGAACGGCACGCCGTCGGGCGGGCACATGGCGGGCGTGACGCTCATCGGAAGGCCTCGGCGCCCCAGCAGGCCTCTTCGGCCGCGAAGTAGGCTGCCTCGCCGAGCCCGCACTCATCGGCGGCCAGCAGGTCGCCCCATTCCTCGTGCGCCTGACCGATGCCCTCCGGCGCGCCCGGGCCGAACATGCCCGGCTGAAAGAAGTCGGCGGCCTCGACGGCCTCGACCTGCCGCCCGTACCAGCGGCCCATGGCGCCGACCCGCACGTCCATCGTGCGGCTGGCGAACTTGTTGTCGAACCGGGCGCCCGTGTCCCAGGCCATCGAGTCGATGCTCGCCACGCGCGGGTGAGCGGCCAGCGCCGAGAGCCCGCTCGACTTCACGCCGAAGAGGTGCAGGCGGACCCCCGGGGGCAGCACGCGGTCGAGCGCATCGACCACGGCAAGCAGGCCTTCCGGCCCGTACACGTTGCGCCGGCACATCGAGCCGACGCCGACGAGCGCGCGGCCCTCGAGGCGCGCGCCGAGCTGCTGGACATGCCAGACGTAGTCTTCGACCGTGCGCCCCTGCAGGACGGGCATCGGCGGCTCGATCCCGGCCTCGCTGGCCAGCTTCTCGCACACGCCGAGCAGGCGGATCGTCTCGGCCTGCCGCAGGCGGACCGCGCCACGGTCGGCCGCGATCTCGGCCTCGCAGCAGGCGTCCATTTGCGCCCACCACGCCCACCGCCGCGACGCGGCGAGGGCCACGTACTGTTCGACCGTCCAGGGGAACGCGCCGTAGTGCGCGTGGGCGACGAAGCCGGCCGAGTCGAGGGCCACGTCCAGGCCGTCGAGATCCGGGCAGGAGAGCCGGAAGCCCGCGAAGTCGCGCTCGACGCCGCGCCCACGGTAGCGGGCGAGAGCGTTGGCGCTGACGAGCACGGCCGCGCCAAGCGAACGAGCGGCGGCGGGCAGGGCGCCGCCCACGATGGGGAGGCCGATGCGGATCGTGGTGCTCACTTGCGGGCCACCCGGCAGGACTCGCAGGCCGGGCGGCCGCGCAGGATGGTCTCCAGCTCGGCCATTTCGGCCTTGGTGACGCGGTGGATCTTCTGGCCGCTGATGTCCCGGCCGGTCGTCTTGGCCGAGTAGCCGAGGTGCGCCGAGCAGTAGCAGGCGCCGTTGTCGCAGAAGTAGTGAGCACCTTCGACCAACTTGAAACCGGGCATCTTCCGTCTCCCTGCCATAGGTCTTCCGCCGCCCCGGCAGTCGGGGCAAGGTCAACAGTAGGCGCGGCACGCTAACGACGCAACGACAAAATGCAGAAACGTACAAACGACGTGATTTCAGTACGTTGCACGCTGCGTGTCGGATGCACTTGTCGGGTTGGCGCGGCCCGCTCATAGTTGCGCGCGGACACCCCTTGTCCCCGGAGTTCCGGGGCGGCGCAGTGCGGGTGCCCGCCGTCGCTGCGCCGCCCCGCCGGTCTTTGACTACCCCACGAACAGGGCGAGGCCGCCCGCAGTTCCCCCGCCGAGACGCCTGGCAATCCGCCGTCGAGGCATTCACGGGGCGCGGGCCTCGGGTGTGCGTCTCCGACGCGAGGTAAGTGCCGAGCCCGCCGCCACCTCCGGTGTTCCCCCACCGACGGCGGTTCACGAAGGACGAGCGGCCCGTGCGTCAAGCCAGGGCGGGCCGATTCGTTGACGATCATGTCGTGGCACCGTCGGCCATCGTGCGCGGCTTCGGCACGCGCGCATTCCCGCACCCGGGGGCCGGTCCCGGCGATGGTCGGCGGTGCCTCTTCCCCTTCCTGGGGCGCGTGTTACGATGCGCCCGAGTTCCAGCCCGGGGGGAAGGATGCGCGGCCGTCTCGATCTCGACCATCCGGTGAAGCCGTCAACGCTGCCCCCGTCCCCCGATCCGGCGGCAGATCAGGACGATCCGGAGGTCGCGGTTGCGATGGCCTACGCGCAGCCTGCCCCTTCCCCCCGGCTGGACTCGATCCTTCAAGGCGTGCCGGAGGCCCGTCGGGCCGACGCCCGGCGGGTGCTCGAGCAGGGTAGCCCCGGCTGGCGCCGCGAGCTGCTGCCCCTGCTCGACGGCCAGAGCCAGGAACGCAGCCGGGCCGTGCTCGGCATGGCGGCCGAATACATGAACGCGCGGCCGCAGCCGCCGCGCCGGACGAGGGGAACGCGCGTGGTGTCTGACGTTCTGCGGAAGGCCGAGGCCCTGCTCGGTCGGGTGCGTGGCATGGGCGGCGAGCACGAGATCCCGGCCGGCATGGGCGCGATCCTGTGGGAGCGTCAGGAGAGCGAGCTCGCGAAGGCGGCCTCGCACAAGTACATGCGGCGCGTGCCGACCGGAAACCCGGCTCGGCCGTGGCGGTACTTCTACACCGTGGCCGGCGGGCACGGGCTCGGCCACGAGGAAGATCTCGTCGAGGGCGCGGCCTTCAAGCTCGAGCACGAGGGCAAGGCCGGGCACTTCCACATCACCGGGCGCACGCCGGACGGCAAGATCACGGTGCGGCACGACGAGACGGGGCACACCGCCACGCTCGATCCGGCCGTGTTCGTGGCCATGCTGCACCGGGGCCACGCGCAGGCCATCCACGAGCACACCGAGCGCATGGCGCGCGACCTGGCCGCCGTGCGCGAGCGGGGCAGCGCCCGCCAGCGCGCCCGCCTGGAGGCCGAAGCGGGCAAGTACGGCCACACCCGCCACCTCGTCGAGCCCGCCAAGGACCCCCGGGTCGAGCGCCTGCTCGCCGCGCTCGCCACGGCCGAAGCGGACGCGGCGCGCTTCAAGCGCGAGGCCAAGTTGCGCGCGCTCTACGACGCCAACAGCATGATCGCCGGCCTCAAACGGCAGATCCGAGAGGCCGGCGGGCAGGTGCCCGACGAGGCCCCGCCCGCGCCCGCCGAGGCCGCTCCGGCGAAGGTGCTGGCATTCCCGGGCGCCCGGCCCGCAGCGGCCGCCGAAGAGCCGGCGGCGCCCGCCCTGTCGGCCGGCGTCCAGGCCAAGGTCGACCGGGTGGTCGATGGCCTGATCGGGCAGATCATCCCGCCCGGCCTCAAGGACCATCCCCGCGTCGGCGAGCTGCACGAGGTCATCCGGGCCTGGGCGCACGAGCACGCGCAGGCCATCGCCGACAGCGACGCCGAGGCGGTCAAGGCCGCCCTGCCCGCCCTGAGCCAGCGCCTCACCGAGGCCTCGCGCGACATGCGCGCCGCGCCGTCGAACACCGTGCCGCTGCCGGGCCGCCCGGGCGCCACCGCTGCGCCGCAGGTGGACTCCAGGGGCCGCCGGATCGGCCAGGTGGGCGAGCGCATGGTGTTCACGGGCAACATGGCCACGGGCGAGCACCACGGCGAGATCACCGAAGTGGTCCTGGGCCGTTCTGGCGAGCCGGAGCGGTACATGATCACCTACGACGACGGGCACAAGGGCTACGTGCTGCACTCGTCGGTGCTCGACCAGCCCACGGGCAACGGGAGCGCCTACTACTTCGAGGACATGCTGCCGGGCGGCAAGCGGACCCCGGAACAGGTCGAGGCCTTGAAGGCCAAGGCGCTCGAGCGCAAGGCCCGGCGCGAGAAGGTGACCACGACGGACAACGGGGCCGGCATTCACGAGGAAACCGGCGACGGGGTGTGGAAGTTCAAGGGCCACAACGACCGGGGGCAGGGCCTCGCCGAGATCGGGAAGGACATCAAAGCCCGCCTCAAGGCGGCCGGCGCGCCGGCCCGCGTGACCACCGACCACGGCTGGGGCCGCAACGTCTACGTCACCCCGCAGGACGTGCCGTTTCAGGTCTACCGGCCCGAGTTCCTGGCCGCGTACCGCGAGCAGGGCGACAGCGTCTACAACACGTTCCGCCAGCGCGACCAGATCATGACGCCGGAAGCCCTGGAGTTCGAGCGCCGGGTCGAGCACTTGGGGCGCAGCTTCGGCACATCCCGGGGCGACGGTTGGAACGGCACGAGCTCGCCCGGGGTGAGCGCCCGGGTGGACTGGGACCGCGCGCTCTTCCTCGAGGCGGAGCGAGACGGCAAGCGGCAGCGCGCGGGCAAGGTGCCAGAGCTGCCGATCAAGGTCGGAGAGTCGGCCCCGGCCGCTCCGGCGAACAAGCCCGCTGCGCCCGCAGCGTCGCCGCCGGCCGAGGTGAACGTCGGCTCGGTCGTGACCCTGGGCGGTGGCCCGCGCCGCTACCTCGTGGTCGGCAAACCCGTGTACGGCGGCAAGCCCGCCTACAACCTCGCGGCCCTGTCGGGCGCCGAAGCGTCGAGCTCGGCCAGCCGGGCGGAGCCGAGCGACATCGCGCTGCACCCCGATCAGACCGTCACCTTCACCGGGGCCATCGCGGGCAAGCTGCGGAACAAGGCCGCCCAGGCGGCCATCATCTACCGCTCGCACCACCCGGAGGCCACCGACAACGTGCGCGCGGCCATCACGGGCGCCACGGTGGACCCGACGCCGACGCGCGGGGAGCGGGCCGAGCGAGCGCGAGAGCGGGCCGTCGAGGCCGGTACGGCCGCTGCCACGCCCCCGCAGGCGCCCGCCGCCGCCCCCGCGCCTGCGGCCCCGGAGGCCCCGTCCGGCGGCGTCCGGTTCGGCGAGGTCACACCGGCCTCGACGCGCAGCACGGGCGCCACGGTCTACCAGGCGCCCACCGTGGGCGAGGTGCCGGCCGAGCGCCTGGCCGAGATGGACGCGGACGCCAAGGCCCGGGGCGGCTACCGCCTGCGCGGTCAGCCGCACACCTTCCGCACCGAGCAGGCCGCGCGCGACTTCATGGCGAAGTGGGGCGCAGCGCCAGCGCCAGCGCCCGCAGCGCCCGCCGCTTCGACGGCCGAGCAGGCCTCGACGACCGCCGCCGCGCAGCGCGACAAGCACACCGACCGCGCGGCGTGGCATCGGGATCGCGCCGACGCGCTCGAGATGATGGGCGACTCCAGTGGGGCCGAGAAACATCGGGACGCGCACAGCGCGCACGCGGCCGCCGGGGACGCGCACCACCGCATCCGGGTCAACGTGGTCAACGGCGGTGGCCGAAGCCTCGACACGCTGGTCCCGGCCGCGCAGGCCAAGACGGCCGATGCGGAGCGGGTGTCGCAGGCGGCCAACGCCCACATCGCGGCCCCGACGAAGAGCAAGGCCGAGATCGAGCACGACATGGGCCGCAAGGGCGTGGGCTACATGGACCGCATCGAGCCCGTGATCGCCGAGCTGGAGGCGCAGCGGGCAGCGGCTGGGCCGGCGGCCGCCAGCGCGCAGCCGGTCCACCCCGGAGCCGCACCGGCGAAGTGGACGAAGCGCCACGACGAGGGCGGCCGCCCGGTCTACGACTCGCCGAGCGGCCGGGTCATGGTCATCGGCAACCCCAACGGCGTGCACTCGGTCCTGCAGCAGGATCTCGCCAGCGGGCGCTGGGTCGGCGCCTTCGACGGGCCGCGCACCGAGGCGCTGGCCATGGCCGAGCGGATCGAGGTCACGGCGGCGGCGGACACGCCGGAGGCGGCCAAGGCCCGCGAGGCGAAGCTCGTGGCGGCCGAGCGCGAGGCGCGCACCCGGGCCATGCTCGGCACCTCGACGGCCGGCGCGGCCAGGGCGCCGAGCGAGGCCCCCCGCGTGCCGCCACCCGCCCCGGCCCCGGAGGCGCCGGCCGCGCACGCGCTCGGCGTGCAGGTCAGCCGCACGATGGTCGACGGCCGCCTCGCCCAGGCCGCGCACTCCGGCACGAGCTGGACGCCGGACAAGCGCGCCGAGCAGGAGCAGGCCGGGTTCGTCTCGCACATGAACGAGCTCGCGGCCGACCTGACGCGCTACGCGACCACGCCGGAGAAGCGGGCGATCCTCAAGGAAGAGCTGGAACGCTACCGGGACGGCTACCTCAAGCGGCTGCACGCCCGCCTGTCGGCGCAGTCGCGCACGCTCTCGCCGATGATCACCGGGCCGTCCAACTTCCCCACGCGGCGCAACAACAAGGCCAACGAGGTCGAGCGCAAGCGCCTCGACGAGCTCGTGGAGTGGATGAACGGCGCGCGGCGGGCCATCAGGAACAAGATCGACCCGCCCTCGATCTCGTCCGACCGGGACGACGCGCACGCGCAGCTCGTGGCGAAGCTCGACAAGCTCAAGCGCACGCAGGAGACGATGAAGGCGGCCAACGCCATCGTGCGGGCCAAGGGCACGGTCGAGGACAAGGTGCCCAAGCTCGTCGCGCTCGGCATGAGCGAGCGGGGCGCGCGCGCCCTCTTCGAGCCCGACTTCGCCGGCCGCATCGGTTTCCCCGACTACTCGCTCAAGAACAACCTGGCGGAGATCAAGCGTCTCGAGGGGCGCGTCGGCCAGGTGGCGAAGGAAACGAGCACGGCCTCAAGCGAGCACACCTTCGGGGACGTGCGCGTCGAGGACTCGGCCGAGGACAACCGGATCAAGCTCTTCTACCCGGGCAAGCCGGACGCGGACACCATCGCCAAGCTCAAGCGCCACGGCTTCAAGTGGAGCCCGGGCGAGGGCGCGTGGCAGCGGTTCCGCAACGACAACACCCGGGCCGTGCTGCGCTATCACTTCGGCATGGATCTCGGCGGGGCGTCGGCCAGCGGTGAGGGCGAGCCGATGCAGAAGGCCGATCCGGCGCGCGTCGAACGCGCCCGGGCGCGCGCGGTCGAGTCGGGCCTGCTGGCCGGGGCGTGACGTGGCGGATCAGCTCGCCAAGGGCGCGCACTTCCTCGACGAGGACAAGGCCCAGGCGGCGCACGCCCGCGTGGTGGAGCAATACGGGCTCACCGAGGCCAGCGGCGACCGCTACTGGCGCTTGAAGAGCGCGATCTACCGCTCGATGGGGGGCCGCTTCGAGAAGGCCGTGCGCGACCCAGCAACCCGTCAGATCCGGCAGGGAATGCCACCGCTGCCCGACCGCCCGCCGGCCGATCCGATTGCACGCCGCATCCGACACGCGGTGACGCACCACCATCGGGGCGGCGTCGACCTGCACAAGGCGGAGACCGGCGGCACCTTGTTCGCGGGCATCCGGCAGGAAGAGCCTCACCTGTGCGGGCCGGCGGCGGCGCAAACGCTGCTGGCCATGCACGGGATCGGCGTCAAGCAGGCCGACCTCGCTCGCACGATGCGCTCGACGCGCCGGGACGGCACGACGCCGGAGAACGTGCGCGCGGGCCTCGCCGAGAGCGGCCTCGAGGCGCGCATCGTCCAGGGTGCCACGGCGGGCATGGTGCGGGCCTGGGTCCGCCGGGGGATCTTCCCGATCCTCGACATTCAGGCCTGGGGCGACCGGGATCAGACCAACGACGACGCCGGGCACTACGTCGTGGCCATCGCCGAGCAGGGCGACCGCATCGTCCTGGCCGATCCGGCCGGGGAGGCGCCCATGACCCTGACCGATGCCGAGCTGATGGAGCGGTGGCACGACACGGGGCCGACGGGCGACACCCGACAGCTCGCCATCGTGCCCGCCCGGGCGCCGCGCCCGAAGACGGAACCGCTCACGAAGGGGGACGGGCCGGCGCAGCTCGTGCGCGCCGCCTTCGCCCGGCCGCCGCACCCGCTCGGCCCGGCGCCCGCGCGCAACCGGGCCACCTTCCCCTACCAGGGCACGGTGGACTTCCAGGGCCTCAAGATCCGGGTCGAGAACGCGGCGGGCTCGACGCGCCGGGGGACGAGCCCGGACGGAACACCGTGGGAGACGCGCATGCGTGTCCACTACGGCGAGTTCGTGGCCACCGAGGGCGCCGACGGCGACGCGGTGGACTGTTTCGTCGGCCCCGGCCGCTTCGAGCCCTTCGCCTACGTCGTGCACACGCAGGACCCGGCCACGCGCCGCTACGACGAGGACAAGGTCATGCTGGGGTTCGGCTCGCGTGACGAGGCCCTGGCAGTCTTCCGCGCCCACTACACCGGGCGGGGTTTCGTGCAGAGCGTCCGGCGCATGAGCATCGGGGAGTTGCGGGCCTGGCTGGCCGACCCGCAGAATCGCGGCCGGAAGATCAACGGCGGTGACGTGCTGGCCAAGGCCGAAGCATTCCTCGCCCGCGTCCGGTCGGCGGAGCTGTGATGGACATTCTCGAAAAGCTCGGCGAGCTCGCCTTCGACATGCTCGAGCGGCGAGAGGAAGAGCGGATCGCCAAGGCCGCCAGCGGCGGCGGTAGCGGGCTGACGGACGACGGCGACAACCCGGGCGCGGAGCGCAAGCCGAAGGCGAAGATCCGGGGCAAGGGGCCGGCCGGCATCGTCACCGATCCCGATCTCGCGCTGCACAACGCCAGCCGGGGCGGGGACTACGCCGAGCGCCCGACCGGCATCGACCTCGACGTGCTGCGCCGGATGGCTCGCACGCCCCCCATTGCGGCCGTCGGCAACGTGATGTGTGACGGCCTGGCCGAGTTCTGCACCGCGCAGGTGGAACGCTCGCTGCCCGGGCAAGAGATGCGCATGCGGGGCAAGGACCGCCGCTACTCGCCGACGAGGGCCGAGCGGGCGGAGATGGAGCGCATGCAGAAGTTCGTCACGCACTGCGGCTACTACGAGGACGAGGCCGAGCTCGTGAACCGGCCCGATCTCGAGTCCGTGGTGCGCTCGACGTTTTGGGATTCGTTCCGCTTCGACGCGATGTGCTGGCAGATCGAGCCGACGGCGGCGTGGAAGCTCGGCGGCCGCTTCGAGCCGTTCCGCTTCTACCCCTGGCCGGCGCACACGATCCGGCTGGCCATGCCGCCCGAGGACGGATCACGCCTGCCCGACAACGACCTGACGAGCCCCCGCTACGTGCAGGTCGACAAGCACGACAACGTCGTGGCCTCGTTCAACGGGCAGCAGATGATGTTCGGCGTCATGCACCCGCTGACCGACATCGAGAACGCGGGTTACGGGTACAGCGTGCTCGAGCAGTTGATCGACGTGCTCGCCGCCTGGCTGTACGGCTACGGTTACAACAAAGCCTACTTCAAGCAGGGCGCCAACGTGCGCGGCGTCCTGCACTTCGAGACCGAGCCGCCGAAGGAACAGCAGCGGCGTTTCGAGCGGTACTTCCACGCCCTGATCGCCGGGGTGGGCAACGCGCACAAGGTGCCAATCGCCTGGGGTGGCAAGGCGCAGTGGCTCGGCCTGGGAGCGAACAACCGCGAGATGGAGTTCTCGCAGTGGCTCGACTTCCTGAACAAGATCCTCTGCGCGATCTGCGGCATCGACCCCGTGGAGATGAATTTCGTCTACGGGAACAGCGGGCAGACGGCCAGCATCGGCGGCCAGCAGAACGCCACCGACAGAATCCAGGCCTCGCGCGCCCGCTGGCTGCGGCCCCGGGTGCGCGCGCTCTTCAAGTGGATCAACCGCTGGATCGTCGCCCCGCTGCGGCCGGAGATGGAGCTCGTGCCCACCGGCATCGACGAGAAGAGCGAACAGGCCGAGCGCGAGCGCAATCAGGCGCTCGTGAAGACCACGCACTACGTCGACGAGGTGCGGGCCATGATGGGCGACAAGCCGCTGCCCAACGGCGAGGGGCAGGTCATCCTCGACTCGACCTGGCTGCAGTTCAAGCAGGCCAAGGACGCACCGCCGGAGGGGGCCGACGGCGCGGGTGGCGCGGCCGCCGTGCCGCCGGACGAGGCCGACGAAGCGGCCGCCAAGCTGCTCGGCGGCAAGGGCGAGCCGGGCCAGGAGGACGGCCAGGAGGCCGCCGACGCGGCCGAGGCGCCCGCCGAGCCCGCCCGGTCTGGCCGGGGCCGTGGCGGGGCCGGGAAGGCCGGGCGCGGCTCCGATCTGTTCGACACGTCGCTGATCAAGGCCGAGCCCGCTTCACACACGAGCGCGGCCCGTGATACACGGTGGACGGCCACCATCAACCTGTGAGGGGGAACCTCCGATGAGTCTCGCGAAGCGCAATGGCACCCCGTCCGACCTCGCCGCCCAGGGCACCCTGGACGACGCCCGGATCAAGACGTTCGACATCGCCGTCCAGGCGCCGACGGTCGCGACCTTCGGCTTCTGGAAGGCCCCGTGCTCCGGGCGCGTGCTGCGCATCGAAGGCCGCCTCAAGGTGGCCGCGAGCGGCGACGGCGCGGGCGGAAACCTGACCTGCAACGTCCGCAAGGGCGGGGCCACGATCCAGTCGGCGGTCATGACGTTCGCGCAGGCGGACGGCGACAACAACGACGAGGTCGCCGGGCTCAAGACCGACCACGCCGACTACGAGGCGGCCGAGAAGGCGATCAAGTTCAACAGCGGCGACGTGTTCGACCTGAACGTGGCCGCGATCCAGGCGGGCGCCACCCCGGCGACCGGCCTGATCGTGCAGGTGACGATCCTCGTGTGACCGTCGGCCGGCCTCGCGCCGGCCATGGGGGGTGAACGGTGGCGATCCTGACGGTGCTCGGCATCGATCTCGGCCTGAACCCGCAGCAGTTCGGGACGGCGGACACCTCCGCCGTCCGGCGCGGTGTCATCGCCAGCCGGGAGGTGCGGATCTCCGACTCGACCCTGAACCGGGCGAGCGCGCACCCGCAGGTCGAGGTCGCAGCCGGGCAGACGGTGCAGATCGGCATCGGCTCGATCAGCTCGCCGAAGCTGCTCTACATCGAGACCGACCGCGAGGTGCAGGTGCGCACCAGCGCCGTCGACGGCGAGGCCACGACCGTTGCCCCGTTGTCCAGCGGCGCCCCGGGCATCCTGCTCAAGACGGGCGCCTTCGCCGGTGTGTGGATCACCAACCCCGGCGCCAACCCGGCCGTGCTGGCCGTCGCGGTGGCCGGCCTCGAGACGTAAGGCCTCGGCCGTGCTGGTCGAGATCCGAGAGGCCCGGCCGGGCGAGGTCGTGCGCAAGCTGCCCGGCCTCGTCGAGGCGCTGCTCAAGAGCGACCCGGAGGCCGACGACGAGCTGATCAAGGCCGTGGTCGGGCGTCTGCAACCGGACGCACACGAGCACACGGCGGACGAACCGGCGGCCGAACGATACTGGCGCTGGCAGGTCGGCGCGCGGCTGGCCCAGGCCGGCCGGGAGGCCTTCAACCGCCGCTACGCCCGGATCGCCGCGCGCCTGACCGCCGAGGTGTTCGGCGAGGACGAGCTCGTCAAGGCGTGGTCGGCGCGCGGCATGTGGGGGTCCGTGGCCGGCGCCTTCGGGCGCCTGCGCGCCACCCTGACCGAGCGCCTGGCCCGCCTGCGCGGCATCGTCTCCGACGAGCACAAGGCCCTCGCGGTCGAGCTCTACGGGCCGGACGCGGTCGACGGGGCGACGCTCGAGCGGCTGCGGCAGGACGGCACGATCTCCGACGCCGACATGGAGACCGCCGGCCAGCTCGGCATCCTGGGCGGGGCCAGCGAGATCGGCTCGGTCCTGGCCGACGACGAGAGCGCCGACGATCTGAGCGTGCCGGAGGCCCGCCAGCTCGCCGAGCAGCTTGCGTTCGACTTCGGCGCGCCGGCCGAGCCGCCGCCCCCGGCCGACCCGCCGCCCGCCGCACCTCCGCCGGACGAACCGCCGGCAGGGGGCGGGGAGCCCCCGCCAGAGCCGCCACCGGCCCCTCCGTCGCCCGCTGGTGGCGAGGACACGCCCCGGCCGACCCTGCGGCAGGAAGCGGCCGAGCAGGCCCGCACGCGGGGCGCGCAGCGCGTGGTCGGCCTGGGGAACACGGTCGGCGACGATCTGGCCACGCTCACCATCGACAGCGAGGGCGAGCTCGCGCAGGAGCGGCGCCGCCGGATCGCGCAGGCCGTGGGCGAGGGCATCGCCGCCGGGGAGTCGCGCAACGAGATCCGCCGCCGCGTCGTGGCCGCGCTCGAGGGCGACTACGCGCGCGACATCGACCGGATCGTGGACACCGAGACGCACACGGCCATGCAGCAGGCCTGGGCGGACCGCACGCTCGAGCGGTTCGGCAAGGACGCGCTCGTCGCCGTCGTGCCGTCCCCCTCCGCCTGCGCGGCCTGCATGCGCCTCTACACCGAGGGCGGGGTGCCCCGGATCTTCCGCCTGGCCGAGCTGCCGGCGTCGTCGGTGAACTTCCGGCGCAAGAGCGCCGACCGGGTGGCCTGCCTGCCCCCGCTGCACCCTTGGTGCGGCTGCCACCTCGTGCGGGTGCCCGCCGGGTGGACCATCGACAAGGCCGGGATCGTGATGCCGCCCAAGCGGCCGACCGGCACCGAGAATCCGCCGCCGTCGGGCGGCGAACCGCTGATCAAGGCCGAGCTGCCCGCTCGGCCGTCTGCACGGTGGTCCTGGGGCCGCCGCTTCGAGCGCGAGGGAAGCTGATGAACGCCGCATTCTCGTGGGGGGGACGCTTCAAGGGCCGGCCGGGGCTGGCTTTCACCATGCCGGTCTGCGACGACGAGCTGCGCAAGAGCATGCTCGAGGACGGAACCTCGCTGGTGCGGCTCGTGCCGCTGCCCCCCGTGCTCGGCGCCTTCCTGTGGGCCGGCCAGTCGTCGCAGCTCGTGAAGGGCGCGACGCACAAGTACATTCGCAAGGTGCCGGACGGCAAAGGCGGGTGGCGCTACTTCTACGCCGTGACCGGCGGCAAGGGGCTCGGCCACGAGGACGAGGTGCAGGTCGGCAGCGCGTTCAAGCTGGCCCACAACGGGCAGGCCGGGCACTTCCACGTCACCGGCCGGGACGCCAACGGCAAGCTCACGGTCAAGCACGACGAGAGCGGGCACACCGAGAGCCTGGACCCGGCGGTGTTCGTGGCCATGCTGCACCGGGAGCACGCCAGCGCCATCGACGAGCACACGAAGCGTCTGGCGGCGTCGCTCAAGGCCGCGCGCGAGCACGGCACCGCGCGTCACGTCTCGCGCCTTGAGGGCGAGGCCGGGCGCTACGCCCACACCCGCCACCTCGTCGGCGGCGAGGACAAGCCGAGCAAGGCCGGCACGGAGGTGGCGGTGCGCAAGCCGGCAGCACCGGCGAAGGGGAAAACTACGGGTGGCCGCGAGCTGGCGACGACGCGCGCGACACCTGCGACCAAGCTGCCGTTTGGGCTCGACCCGAACCGAGATCCCATTGTGCAAATGGGGCAAGACCTGATGCACGTCATGGGGCTCGACTGGTATCCGAGCGAGGCCAGCACCGCCGAGATCGTGCGTCTACACCGGCAGCATTTTCCCGGCCGGTATCAGAGCGACGCCCAGGCAGGCCATCACCTTGCCACAGCGCGCGGACACCTCGAGGACGCCCGCGCCAAGGCCAAGGCCGGGGACAAGGCCGGCGCCCAGGCGGAGATGAAGGCCGCCGAGGCCCATGCGGCGGCCGTGCGGGCGCACAAGGAAGGCGGGGACACCGAGAAGGCGGCCAAGGCCGCCGAGGCCGCCACGCAGGCCGCCGGAGGCCCGCCGGAGCACAAGCGCGCCGTGCCCGATCAGGTCACGGGCGACGAGCAGCGTCAGCGCGAGGAAGCGGCCCGGAAGAGCGCGGACAAGCGGCGCGGGACGGGCAAGCCCGACCAGGGCGCGCCCGTGGCCGCCGGGGACGTGAAGGTCGGCGAGCGCGTCGTGGACGGCAAGGGCCGCACATGGGAGCGCACCAGCACGGCCTGGCGCGGGGTGAAGCCAGACGGCTCGCCCACGGGCGACGTGCAGACCGACAAGGGCATCGGGCGCGAGACGCTGCGCCGGGCCATGCACAACGACGGGGACCGCGCGGTCGCGGTCGATGCGATCCACCGTGCGGCCGGCGAGGCCCACGCCCGGGGGGACATCGAAGAGCGCAACCGTCTGCAGGACGAGGCCGCCAACCTCATGCCGTCCACGGCCAGCGGGCAGCCGATCCCCCCGGCGGACGCCACGCCGGAAGAGCGTCAGGCGCACGCGGCCGACTTCGGGGCGCGCGACCACGCCGACGCCGCCACGCACCACGCGCAGGCCGCCCGGGCGGCCGAGGCGGCCGGGAACGAGCAGGCGGCCGACCAGCATCAGGCCGCCGCCGACGAGCACCGGCACGCAGCCGTCGAGGCGATCCAGCAGGGCCAGATCCACGGGCCGAACACGCTGGCCCTGGAGGACGGCAAGGCCCTGCCGCCCCACGACGCGCCGAAGGCCGCCTGGGACAAGGCCACCGCCGGTTTCAGCGCGGCCGACCACGACGAGGCCGCCGCCCTGCACCGGGCCAAGGCCTTCGAGGCCGCCGGCCACGACGCGGCCACGTTCGACAAGGACAAGATCGATCAGCACCGCGCAGCCGCAGCTCGGCACGCGCAGGCGGCCGAAGCCATGACCACGCAGCCGGGCAGCGACCGCAGCGCCTCGCACACGAAGCTCGAGCCGCACGAGCGGGACATGCTGCGCGATTTCGTCGAGAACACCGTCTCGCACCGCCTGGCCGACCTGCAGCAGGGCCTCAAGGAAGAGCAGCGGTTCGGGGGCATGTCGATCTACCGGACGAAGAACGGCCGGACGTTCGCCGCGCCCACCGACGCCAACGCGCACCAGATCGTGCAGGCCTGGATGAAAGAGATGCTGCACGAGGCCATGCCGACCATGCCGGACGACATCGCCGAGAAACACGGGTTCCCCGAGGACGACCGACCCGGCGTGACCGCTGGCATGGAGCGCGTGCTCGCCCGCGCCCTGCGCGAGCGGGCCACCTCGGCCGTGGTCGGCCAGGTGCAGCGGCTCAACAATGAGGCCCTGGCCGCCCTGCCGCCCGCCAAGGGGTCGAACGGGTGGAAGGCGATGATCGAGCGCGCCACGCAGCAGCAGGCGGGCATGACGGCCGGCCGCGAGGCCCGGGGCGCCAAGGCCGAGAAGTACATCGACGGGCTCACGAACAAGGCCGAGAAGACCTACGCGCTGGCCGTCGGCATCGCCATCATGCACGGCGGGCAGATCACGCTCCCGAGAGGCAAGGCCGGCCAGCCGGCGGCGGATCTGCCCAACGACGTGAAGATGCGCCTGCGGCGCGAGATCGCGCAGGCCATGGGCCACAGCGGTCAGGGCGCGGCCCCGGTCGAGATCGCCGAGACGCGCACGGACGCACCCCAGCCGAAGAGCCTGCACGAGGCCGCCCGGGCTGGCATGGCCCCGCCCGTCGAGGCCACCGTGGGCGCCCGCCGGGCGCAGGAAGCGGCCACGCAGGCCAACGCGCCCGCACAGGCCGACGACAGCAGCGCCACGAACACACCGCAGAAAAAACGGGGTGGCAAAGCCGCGAAGGCGCCACCTGGCAAGTTGCCACGCGACATGAACGAGGCCGAGTTGCGGGCCGAGATGCAGAAGCGGCTCGGCGATCACCCGAGCGAGCGGGTGCAGCACCACGTCAAGAAGTTCGGCGAGGCCCTGGACAACGGACGAGACGGCTCATTTGACGGCGGAAAAGACCTGAACAATTCCACCGTCCGGTATCACTGGGACATGGCCCACAACGAGGCCATCGACGCGGAGCGCAAGGCGAAAGGCGAGAAAACCGCGGCCGAGCGAGCGGCCGAGCCGGCCGATGCAGGCCTGGACTGGAAACAGCGGTCGATCCCGGTCGGTATGGCGAGAGAGATCGCCGAGCGCCACGAGCAAGCCGCGCGTGACATGCGAGCCGCTGGCGATCACAAGGCGGCCGCCCTGTACGCCACGGCTGGCCGGGCGGCGCGGGCCGTCCACCGCGACTCCAACAGCGCGGACGCGCACAACACCTACCGCGAAGCGTTCAAGGCGGTGAAGGACCACGAGAACGCGCAGATGGAAGCCGGCGAGAAGGCTTACAGAGAGCAGCAGGCCGCCAAGGGACAGCGGGGAAAAGGTGACGCCACCGGCGCGGTCTCCGAGAACGCGGCCGGTGGCGACGACGCGGCGCACGTCAAGAGCCAGGCCGAGCAGGCGAAGACCCGTCACGAGGACATGCACGAGGCCCACGTCGAGGCCGAGAAGGCCGCCCGGGCGCGGGGGGATGTGCAGGCGGCCACACGCCACCGGGACGCCGCCGAGGGGCATGCGGTGGCCGCGTACCACCACGGCAACGTCGCCGCCGGCCATGCGAACGCCTCGACCGGGCGCGCGGCCATGGAGAGCTCGCGCGCGAACGAGGCGACGGCAAAGGCGGGCGATCCGAAGGCCGCGACGGCGCCCGCCGCCACGCAGGTCACGCCGCCCGCTGCGCCTGATGCGCCCGCACAGCAGGCGGCCAGCGCCGGAGCGGTGGCCGAGCCGCCATCACACCGCTACACGCCCCCGGACGGGAAGTTCGGGACGGCCACGATCAAGGCCGACAAGCACCCGGTCACGGGCGCGGACACGCACGTCGTCACCCTGGGGCACCGGCTGGGCGATCAGCACTTCCCGGTCGCGTCTGCCCGGGCGCGCGAGCTCGGCGGCGCCTACGTGCGTCGGGTCGGCTTCTCGTTCCCTGAGCGGAGCGCGGCGGAGCGGTTCGCCGCCGAACACCAGCACCCCGCACAGCAGCAGCAGCCCCCGGAGGGCATGCCGAAGAGCCGGCGCGACCTGGCCGAAGAGCACATGGCAGCGGCCAAGCGGCACAACGCCGAGTCGTTGAAGGCGATGGAGGCGGGGAACAAGGATCTCTCCAAGTTGCACGCCTCCGCCGCGCTCGCGCACAGCCGGGCCGAGAGCGCGGCCCGCACTGGCCGCCCCGACATCATGGACCACGTCGAGGCCGCTCACGCGGCCACGAAGGCCACGCAGCAGGCCAGCGGCGAGGCCCCGAAGGTCGAGGCCGCGCCGAAGTCCGCGCCGACCATGCCGACCGCGCCCATTGCCCCGGGGCAGGGCGAGGCCACGGCCGGGAACGTCCAGAAGTACGAGAGCGCGCTCAAAGCCGCATACGAGTTCGCCCACGCGGTCAAGAACAAGACCGATCCGCACGAAGCGGGCGCGCTGCGGGGGCGTGCCGCCAGCATGATTCAGGACTTCGAGAACGCGGGGACACGCCTGGACTACAAGAACAGGCCCCGCCACCAGCAGCAGGCCGGCGCGCTCAAGAAGTACCTGGCCCGCCTCGACGAGTACGCGCACGGTCTGGCCGACGCCACGCACGGCAAGGACGGCCACGACGCCGAGGCCTTCGAGAAGTTCGCCCAGGGCCAGGGCTCGCGCGGCGTGCTCGAGAGCGCCGTCTCCGGCGCGATCAGCAAGAGCGGCAAGGTGCTCGACCTGCCCGGACACGTCCGGCAGCACGTCGGCAACGTGCCGCTCGAGGCGGGGGTGAAAGCCCTGGTCGAGGCGACGAAGAGGTCCGGCTACGACATGGCCGCCGGGCCGAAGCGCGTCGCCCACGCGCTCGGCGAGACCGGGACGAAGCTCAGTACGAACCTGCACGACATGCCCCTCGAGGTGGTGCAGAAGCTCGCCACCGGGGCGCCCGACTCCCAGGGCCGCTACACCATGGGGGACGCCAACAACGAGCTCGCCGCGCGGCACGCCACCGCCAGCGCGCTCGGCGTCCCGGTCGAGCAGGTGCAGCCCAAGCACGGCGTCGGGACGAGCAAGCAGGCGCTCACCGAGGGGATCGAGGCCCTGCGCGACAAGGCCGGCAGCGGCGACCACCGGCTCACCGGAGATGCGTACACCGAGCTCTCCAGACGCGACCGGATCTCGCAGGCCATGGGGCACGGGCCGCTCGACGAGCTGGCCGAGGGCGGCAAGGCCGATCCGGTGTGGTCTGCGCCCGTGGTCGAGCACGCGGACGGCCGCCGCTTCCTCAAGCGTGACGGCAAGTGGCACGAGGTCGGCCAGGATGGCCGGGTGGCCCAGTTCGGCCGCTCTCGTGGCGAGATCGAGAAGGCCGGGCGCGGCCAGTTCCGCGCGGCCACGTCGAGCCCCGACGACATGCACAACATGACCGTGTCGGCCATGCTCGACAAGATCCGCTACAGCGGCCGGAAGGGGGCGTCGAGCCCCGACTGGGACGTGGCGCGCGAGCTGCGCGCGGCCGTGGCGCACCACAACGGCGGCGCGGACGGCAAGCCGATCAAGTCGGGCACGGGCGAGCTCCCCTTCGAGCACGTCGCGCGTGCGTCGGCCATGTACGACTCGCACATGGCCGACGGGAACAAGCTGAACCTGCACGAGGCCATGACCGACGCGCAGCTCAAGCAGGTGGTAGGGGCCGGCGCCGACCACAACGACACGCACAAGAACGAGCTGGAGGCTCGGCGGCTCGGCAACGCGCCGCTCGAGCCGGAGAAGAAAAGCACCACGCCGAAGGGCGGCGAGAAGGCCGTGAACTACGAGCAGGTCGGCAGCATGCTCGTGGCCAAGCACCCGAACGGCTGGGGCGTCTGGCAGGACAACGGCAAGCCCACCGAGATCATCGCCGGCACGAGGAACGAGGCCTTGCACGCGGCGGCCGACCTGCACGAGCGCACGAAGGCGGGCGGGGCGGGCGGCTTCGAGGCCGCCCGCGACGAGGTCAAGCAGCGGCTCGAGAACGGCATCCACGCCCGCGCGGCGGCCGTCCGGGCCGGCCGCTCGGCCGCCGGGAACACCCAGGCCGCCGTGGACGCCCTGCACGCCCTGCACGCGGCCGCACCGAAGGGGGTGCGCACCGCCGTGGGGGACGCCAAGGGGAACAAGACGACGAAGGTGCTCACCCCGGATCAGGCCCGCCGCCGGCTCGGCACCTTCGCCAGCCAGGAAGAGAGCCGCCCGAACCTGAACGGCTACTACGTGGACCCCAAGACAAACACGGGGATCGCCACCGACGGGCACCGCCTGGCGATGATTCCGGTGCAGGGCCACGACGTTCAGGGCGAGGGGAAGACCGAGGGGGCCATCTACCGCCATCAGGACCCCAAGGGGCACGCGCAGAGCCGCGAGAAGTACGCGGCGATGCACGAGCCGGAGAGGCGCGACGCGGCGCGCGAGACCTGGGACCGCTCCTACGGCGCTGGCTCCAAGGTCGAGGTCATGGACACGCAGCCCGGCCCGACCCAGGGCAAGCAGGTGCCCGCCGCCTTCCCCGACTACACGAGCGTCATCCCGCGCAGCGGCACGACCGACTACCTCGACACCGACCACGTCCGCCAGGCGCTCGACCACGCCGACACCCTGATGCGGGGCACCGGCACCGGAGCGGTGACCATCGAGCGCAAGAACGGCGAGGTGCTGCTCACCGCGCACAACCGCGACAGCGCGCACGGGCCGGTCACGGTCAAGCTCGGCGACACGCAGCACCCGGACGGCAAGGTCGCGGTCAAGGCGAGCTACCTGCGCGACACGCTCACCGGGGCCAAGGGCGGCACGTTCGGCTTGACCACGAACGAATCGCTCTCGCCGATGCTCGTCGAGCGGCACGACGGGGAACGTCACGTCGTGATGCCCATGCGGCTGTGAGCGACCTGTGAGAAGCTGCCCCTGGTGAGTGACACCCCGGCCATTCGCTGCCCGCACTGCGGGGCGCACTTCTCACACGCCGTCGACGGCAAGGTGAAGCTGCGCGTGCGTCTCATCGCCTTCGGTCCGGACGGCCGGGGCGAGGTGCATTGCTCGAGCTGCGGGCGCGACGTGCCGCTGCCGGTCACGCTCGGCGAGACGCACCGACCGAAGACACCGTCGCCCCGGGCGCGGCCACCCGTGCGGTTCGTCCTGCCGAAGGGCTTGACAGCGCGGTCGGGCTCCACATAGCGTCGAGCCTCGACAAGCGCGACGTGCGCAACTGAGGTGGCCTAGTCCTGACGGGACACGAGAGGCGGCCGGGTTTCGACCCGAGCCGCCTTTTTGCGTTTTGGGGGTCCGGTGTTTCGAGGGGGAGCGAGCAACAGCGCGAGGGCAACGGCGGCCGAAGGCGGCTGCGCGGTCCTGCACGCCTGGATGCCCTTCGAGGCCTTCGAGAAGGCCGGCGCCCCGGACGCCAAGCGCCTGCGCATCCGGGGCGTGATCAGCACCGAGCACCGCGACCGCCACGGCGAGCTCGTCAAGCAGGACGGCCTCGACTTCGGCCCGATCCTGGCCGGTTACGGCTGGCTGAACGACGGCCACGACCCGCGCAGCGGCGCCGAGCTCGGCATTCCCGAACGGATCTACCGCCTGACCGTGCCCGGTCCGGACGGACGGCCGATCAAGGCGACCGGCATGGAGGGCTACCTGCTCGACACGCCGCGCGGGCGGGCCATTTGGGAGAACAGCCGGGCGCTCAAGGGCACCGGCCGCTCGATGGGCTTCTCGGTCGAGGGCGGAGTGCTCGAGCGGGCGTGCGGCTGCAACGCCAAGAACCCGCGCGAGTTCTGCGTCAACCCCACCCTGCACAAGGACGTGGAAAAGGCGCTGGTCAAGCAGATCGCCATCACGCGCCTGCCCGTCAACCCGCACACCTCGCTCGAGGTGCTGGCGAAGAGCCTGGACGCCCACCAGCGCCTCGTGCTGGCCAAGGCCATGAGCGTCGGCTACCCCACGCAGGCGCCAGGCATGGGCGCCCCGGGCGACCTCGCGCCCACCGTGCCGCAGGGGTGGACCCGGCCCACGGTGCAGAGCTTCAACGGCATCCCGTTCGACTGGGAGGCCTTCAACAGGACCGGATCGTCCAAGGCGGCCGTTCGCGCGGGCCGTGGCGGACGCACTCTCACCAAGGGCGAGGCGGAGGCGGTGATCCGCGCCCGGCTCCCCGACGCCTCGCCCGCGCAGGTGCGGGCCATGCTCGACCGCGCGGCGATCTGACAGACGGAAGGGACACCCGATGCGCAAAGTTCACTCGATGCTGCTCGCGAAGGCCAAGGGGGGCGACAAGCACGCTTTCGCCTGCCTCAAGTCGATGGCCGAGGACGACGACGACGACGACGCCCGCGCGGCTCTCTCCGAGCTCGACCCGGGGAACGACGGCAACGGTGCCGATCCGGAGGACGACCTCGACAAGGCCGAGCAGGGCAACCTCTTCGACCTCGACGTGCTCGACCGCGAGCTGCGCGCTCTCGAGCCGTTCGCCAAGGGCGAGGGCGGGCCGGATGTGCCCTCCGCCGCCGACGTGCTCGGCGGCCAGCCCGAGATCCAGGCGGCGGCGGCGCTCGACGCGGGCGATTTCGTCAAGGCGATGGTCGAGGGCAACGTCCAGGCCCTCGACCGCCTGGGCGACGGCATCCTGTGGAATGCCAGCGCCACCGAGGCCCTGGCCAAGAGCCATGTTGCGCAGGGCGAGCTCCTGCACCGCCAGGCCGAGGTCATCAGCGGGCTCAAGAACAGCATGGACATCCTGCTCAAGGCCCTGACCACGCGCGGGGCCGGCCTCGTGGGCGCGCAGACGCCCGAACAGCTCGCCCGCCTGACGGCCGCCCGTCGCGCCCCCGTGGGCGGTGGCGGCGGCACGCCGCCCGCGCAGCGTCCGGCCGGCGGCAAGCCGGGCGAGAAGGACGACCTGCAGAAGTCGTTGCGCGCCTGGCGCGGGGCGGAGACGCGCGAGGACGTGCTCGGCCAGATCAACGACGCCCTGGAAGACCTCACCGTCGGCAACATCGACAAGGCCAAGAACCTGCTGGCGAGCCGCCAGAAGTAAGTCACCGACCACCCCGCCGGCCGAGGGGTTGGCGGTCAGACAACGCGCGGCCCGGCCGTGCACATAGAGGGGGTTTCAGAAAATGGACGTGGCGCTCCCCAGCGACATCTTCGGCGGCGCGGCGGAAATCTCGGCCGGCGACGTGGCCAGCGCGCTCGGCTACGGCGGGGTCAACGACCTGCTCAAGGCCATGACCGTCGGCGACCAGTTCCCGGCCGCCATCGGCGAGCTGTCGCCCGGCGCCCTCATGGCGACCGTGCCGCAGGATCTCGACGACGTGCTGCACAACGCGAGCTTCGGCGACCGGCAGATCATCCTGCAGAAGATGCTGAAGACGGACAAGGTCTGGTCCACCGTGCACCAGTACGTCCGCAAGCACTCGCCGGGCTCGGCGGGCAAGCGGTTCATGTTCCACCGCGAGGGCGGCCTGCCGGTCGAGAGCGACAGCACCTACTCGCTCGAGTCGCTGGCGATGAAGTACCTCGGCGCCGTCCGCCGCCTGCCCATCCAGGCCCGGCTGGTCAAGTCGGTGGCCGGCGACGCGGTCAAGAACCAGAACAAGGACGGCGCGCTCGAGATCCTGGCGGCCCTGGAGTGGCACCTGTTCTACGGGAACGCCGCCACCAACCCGCTCGCCTTCGACGGGATCAAGACGATCATGAAGCGCGAGGGCATCCTGCTCGACGCGCGCGCCGCGCAGCCCTCCGAGAGCCTGCTCGACGAGGCGATGAGCCGGGTGTGCGAGCGGCCCAACTGGGGCTACCCGACGCACCTGCTCTCCAGCTCGGCCGTGAACCGGACGCTGCGGCAGACCTACGCCTCGCGCATCCGGGCCATGATGGGCGACAAGTTCCACCCGAACTACAAGCTCACGGGCATGGTCTACGACCACAACGTCGACGGCGACGAGGTCAAGATCATCAAGCACCCGCTCGTGCTCGAGGAATCCGGCCTGCCGGACGAGCGCGGCGCCGGCCCGGACCCGTCGAGCCGCCCGGTCGAGCCGATCATCGTGGCCCAGCCCTCGTCGGGCGCGGCCGGGGCCAACCGCTCCGACTTCGTGGCCAACGACGCCGGGGCCTACTACTACCGGATCGTCGCCCTCAACGGCGCGGGCATGTCCAAGCCGGTGACCACCGACGCGGTCAACGCCGTGGCCGGCCAAGTCATCAGCATCACCCTGCGCGACGGCGCGGTGCCGGGGAGCAAGCAGGCCGCCACGGCCTTCATGATCTACCGGACCGAGAAGGGCGGCGCGGCCACGACCGCGAAGTACATCACCGAGGTGGCGGTCGCGGCCAACAACGCCGACACGATCTTCATCGACGGCAACGGCGACCTGCCGGGTTGCTCCGACATTTTCATCCTGTCGAACGACCCGGAGGCCATCGAGATCAAGCAGCTCCTGCCGTTCTTCAACTTCCCGCTCGGCAACATGGACACCAGCTACCGCTGGGCGCTGCTGCTCTTCCTGGCCCTCAAGATCGCCCTGCCCCGCAAGCACTGCGTGATCAAGAACGTCCGGCCCGACTCGCAGCTCGTGCAGCTCATCGGCGCCAGCGATCAGAGCAGCCCGCAGCAGCACGTCTAACCGACGGCTGTTGCTCCTGACGCGGGCGGCCGGTCGTCGCCCTCATGGAGCCCCCCACCATGATGTTTCGCGCCCTTCACGAGCACGTCCGTGGACGGATGCAGGCCTGCAACCCGGTCACGGGCGAGGCCCGCGTCTTCGATGTCGTGCCCGCCTTCGACAACCAGAACCTGGGCGAGGTCTTTGGCCTCAACGAGGCATGGGCCGACTACTTCCGGGCCTGCGGGGACTGGAAGGTCGAGCCCGACGCCACGAAGCGGGCCGGGAGTGACGACGGCGGGGGCGCTCCTGCGGGGGGCCGGGGGGCGCCCCCGCCCGAGTCGGTCGAGGGCGGGGTCGGCGCGCCTGGCGAGGCCACCGATGCCCCGCCCGCGTCCGGAGGCGAGGAAGCCGAAGGTGGCGACGCGGAGGCGGGCGCCCGGGGCCGCAGCGGCGCGCGGAGGGGGCGGTAACCGATGGCTCTCTCTCCTGCCGAGATCCTGCGCGCCCTGAGCCGTGAGGCGCAGGCGGTCGTCCGCAACGAGCTGACCCGGGCCTTCTCTCGGTTCTCCAACGCGCTGCACGTCGTGACCGGCACGGGCTTCCCCGCCTACACGAAGGGCGATCCGTTCCGAAACGACGACAGCCGCGAGCCGCTGTTCGCGCTGGCGGTGTCGGCCGCCAACGCCGTTCCGGCCACTGAGGGCCTGGGGTTCGACTGCCAGGCCTTCGGCGCCGTCCGGATCCACTGGCGGAACACCAACGGCGGCACGCGCACCAGCCTCGACTTCGACGTGTGGGCGGAGACCCGGCTCGGATGGGTCCTGCTCGACGGCGAGAGCAAGGACGACCTGGCCGAAAAGCGGGAGGTCCGGATCGCCAGCGCCGGCTACCGGCGCATCTACATTCGCGTCAGCGCGCTCAACGGCGGCGCGGGCGAGGCCACCGTCTACGTGGGCGGGGAGCCCTGACGGTGCGCCGGCTGAACCCGCCACCGGCGGTATCCGCTGGCGGCGGGTACGAGGTCAAGCGCCTCACCGTCGCCACGAACGGGCAGACGGATTTCGAGATCGGCGCGGTGGCTGTGGACGGCACGGGCGATCCTCTCGTCCTGGCCGTCACGATCATCCTGCCCGGCGGTGCCAGCTACCCGGCGAGCCGGGCCGACTGGCAGATCGACGGCACGACCTTCCGGTGGGGGAGTTCCACGCCCCTGGTGGCCGGCTACTTCATCGACGTGAACTACGCTCCGGCCTGACGCCGGTCCGACGCCCGCCGGGTGAGCGCGGGACCAACGAACACGACCCAGGGGGAAGAAATGCTCGCGCAGCGATTCATCGAGAACAACGACAAGCTCGTCCAGATCAACCAGGGCAACACCTACACGACGGGTGCCCAGGACTTCACGGGGGCCGATTCCGTGTCCGTCCCCACGCCCTCGTCGAGCGCGCACGCCACGACGAAGAGCTACGTGGACACCGAGATCGCGAACGCGGTCGTGAAGAACCGGCCGTGGAAGGAGACCTTGCTCTCGGCCTCCCAGCTCGTGGACGGTTCGGCGGGTGGCATCGCCCCGGCGGCCGCCCTCAAGCTGGCCAGCAACCCGAGCGACGGGCAGACCGTGATCTTCCATGACGGGAGCTCGGCCGTCACCCTGACCTTCAAGGACTCGCCCTCCGTCGGCACGGACGTGCAGATCGAGACCAGCGCCGGGGCGACGCAGGCCAACCTCGCGGCTGCCATCAACTCGCAGGTCACGAGCTACACGGCGGTGGACTCGGCCGCCCTCGGCAGCATCGGGCTGAACACCATCGCCGTTGTGCGCAACTCCGTCGGGACCGGCGGCGACCGCATCTACGGCACGGCCAGCGCGGTCGAGTACGTGGACTTCGGCTCGCAGAAGTACGAGGCGATCAACGACTCGCTCACGGCCATTCCGAGCAGCGACCCGGGCAGCGACGGCAACGCCTACGGATTCCGGCGGGCCAAGGCGGCCTTGCTCCCCAACGAGACCCACGGCTACCGCATCAGCGACGGCACGAGCGTCTGGGACTCCGACGACGAGACCTGGAACGCTTGGGACACCACGACCTACAGCGCGGGCGACGGCCTCGCCCTGAGCGGGGGCGTGTTCTCGGTCTCGTTGGCCACGGACCCCGGCCTGCAGTTCAGCTCCGGCGCCCTCAAGGTCAAGGTCAACGGTGGCGCGGGCATCGGCCTCGACTCCAACGGCGTCAAGATCGTGCTCGGCAGCGTGCCGGGTTTGTCGTTCGGGACCGGGCTGCAGGTGCTCGCCAACACCAACGCCGGCATCGAGCTCGGCGTGTCGGGTGTGGCCGCCAAGGTGGCCGACTCGGCCGGAACGGCCTTCAACGGGTCCGGTGCGCTCCGGATCGCCGCCGACAAGGAGACCAGGGCCACCCAGAGCGGCGCGACCTCCGGCGACGGCGCGGCGACCTCGCTCGCCATCGACTTCGACAACGACGGCGGCGGCTGCCCCGAGGTGTTCGTCGGCCAGGCCAGCGGCTTCAAGGTCGCCAACGGCGACAGCGAGCGGACCACGGCGGACTGCTACTTCTCGGGCGACAGCGGCAACACGGCTCGGGCGTGGTCGGCCATCGTGAACACCGACGTGCTCTACTGGAACGGCACCGTGGCCCCGGGCGGCAACCTCGCCAACGGC